AATTATTTGATTCTATTTGTAGACTAGCTATGTCTTCTTTTTTTGTTAATCCTAAATCAATCATTTTTTTACTTAAAATACGATAATAAAAATTAGCTGTTCCGATAGTTTTACAACCAGATTCACTTTCTGTATAAATTCCTTGCCAAATATTATTTAAATTAAAACGTCTTGTTAATTCTTTGATTAAAATAACAGCAAGTCTTTTAGAACGTAATTTTTTATGAACACATAAGAAATTAATAATTCCCGTTTGTATAATTTTATTATTAATTGAAACATTTATTGGGACACCCGTAGTACATGCCATTATTTTGTTCGTTTTTTTTAATCGTATACTAATAATATATTCTTCTTTTTGGTTAGGAACATCAAGTGCCCATTTTAAAAATTCGGGCTGATAAAAACTAGATAATCCAACTTCTCTATTTTGAAAATAATTTTTAGATAAAAATAAATGCAATTCTTGTAATTGTTGTTCATCATGAATATTTATATTTTGCCATTCAAATTCTTCAGGAAGATTATAACATGTTTGACGAATCAAAGAACAATCTTGGTTAGTATTAATTGGTTCATTAATAGTTGATTCAATATTTTCTTTCATCATTGGTTGTGTATCCCAAAATTTATGTTCTGATTTTTTATCCATATTATTATTATATTTATGTATTTTTTTTAAATATATTAAACTTAAGAAATGAGTCATATAATATTTTGGATAATAAAAGTATAAAAAGATTTAAAAAATAAATAGTATATAAATAGTAAAGTTTCATTTAATGTCTTCCGATTATTATCAAATACTTGGAGTATCTAGAAATGCTTCTCCAGATGAAATTAAAAAAGCATATAAAAAATTAGCCATTAAATGGCATCCAGATAAACATAAAGAAGAAACGAAAGCCGAAGCAGAAAAAAAATTTAAAGAAATATCGGAAGCGTATCAAGTTCTAAGTGACACTGAAAAAAAAAGAAACTATGATCAATATGGGAACGAAGAAGGAAATCCCCAAGGAACATCCTTTTCTTCATCTAGATCAAGAATGAACCCACATGATTTATTTGAATCATTCTTTAACGGTAATCAATTTGGATCAGCAGAATCTTTTTTTAATGATGGTTTTTTTTCTATCAATAATGGTCGACGTTCATCACGTCAAACACCTAAAATAAGTGATTCTTTATTGAAAATTAATATTTCTTTACAAGAATTATATTTTGGTGCAAAAAAGAAAGTCTCTATTATGTTAAATATACGATGTGGCGATTGTCATGGTCAAGGGGGAGTTATTGAAAATTGCAATCATTGTCATGGAATGGGTATGATTCATCAAACAAAAATAGTAGGTCCAAACATGATACAGCGTATACAATCCGCATGTCCTCAATGTCAAGGACAAAAACAAATGATTAAAAAACAATGTGATTCATGTAATGGTAAAAAGGTAGTTGGTAAAGAACGTTCTTTTATGATAACAATTGAAGAAGGATGTGACTTAAATGAGAAGAAAATATTTCCCCAAAGTGGTCATGAAGATGAATATGGAAATCAAGGAAATCTAATTTTTCAATTTATATTAGATAAACATCCTTATTTTGAGGTTTATCAGAAAAATTTAGTATATCATCAAACAATATCTTTAGAGGAATCTTTGGTTGGTAGAAATGTGGAATTAAAACATGTTAATGGTGAAAATATACGTTATTTTCAAGATTCCATTATTGTAGATGGTTCCTATTTAGTTATTAAAAAGAAAGGATTGCCGTTTAAGAATAAAAAAGATACATTTGGCGATTTATTAGTATATTACCATATTAAACATGATAAAATATCATTTGATCAAAAAACAAAAAAAGCGCTGAGTAAATTATTTCAACTTGACGAACATGAAAATGTTCCTATTCAAGAAGCATCTTTATTACAGAAACCATCATAAAAATTGACACGTTTTTTCTATTAATAAAAATTTATAGAATAATTACTATGCTATTTTATATTTAATAAAACTGATAAAATATGTGCCACCTCCGCAATATGCAGAAGTTAGCTCCTAGTCTTCAGGAAAAGATTAATAAACGTCAAGGGAATCAAATATGTTCCCCTCAAAATTTACTTTCTGCATTTCGTGAAGTAGCTCGGGAAGATTTTAAATCAAAGGTTCAGGAGACACAGTGTATTGTTCAACAAGCAGTTAATTATTGGGAAGAGACTCGTGATGCTATTGATCTTCTTAGAATCAATAAAAATTTATCCAAGGCGTTGTCTCCTCAAGATACATTCATCTCTAACCAAAACTTAAATGATGCTTTTATTATTGATCCTAAGGACGTAGCAGCATTTAGATCAATAATTAATTGTTCTAAATTAACAAATTAGGTAGATACTTTTGATTTTACATATTATAAATTACTTATTATAATTAATTATGAGCTTCGAAAACATGTTCAGAAGTTGGTAAAGGTAATGAGTCATTATCATCTTTATTTTTTTTCATTTGTATTAAAATTTCTCGGACAGAATCTTTAATTGGTTTTATATTACTATCATAGGATTCTAATTTGCTTGTATCTAAAAAGTTATTGGACCGTCCAGATGCCAAAATTTCATTTTGTTCTTCAATCGTGAAATTTTTCCAAGTAAATTCAGGATCTACTATTTCACGATACATTTCTAGAATTTCATTATGAGTTATTAGTCCCGGATTTGTTAAATTAACCGTTCCCGTTTTATTATCCATTGCCATATGAATCATTGCTGGAATCAAATCATTGAGTACCGTCATTGAATTCGGTACACTACATACTTTTTCATAAGTTGTGATTTTAGTGATAAAGTTACGTTTATTAAATTCATCTGTAATGGGCATACGAATACGTACATTTAACACTTTGTCTTCTACTAAGTGCATCAATTGATCAGTCATTCCTTTTACAATGGAATAAGAGGAACCATAAAAATTAGGCAATGATTCTTCAGTAAATCCATCTATTTCTTTTCCAAAGGGATGAGACTCATCAAATTGAAAAATACAACCTGTACCAAGGTAGGTAAAATGGAAATTATGTTTTTGTGCCATTAAACTTAAGACCATTGGGGAAAATAAATTATCTCTAACATTTTCATAAACTTTTCCAGGTTTTTCTAAATAATCAATTGTTCCTATATAGTTTCCTTCATATGTGCCATGAGTACGTCCAATTAAAGAAATGACATGAGTTGGCTTTACTTCTAAAATTTCTTGTTCTAATGCATTGACATCATTGACGCGCACATTTCCCGAAACAACATCATGGTTATTTTCTTTTAAATGTTGATAGACTTTATTTCCAATCCAACCACGAGTTCCATAAACTAAAAATTTTAAAGGCATTATTTATATATAAAATAATATATATAAATATTTAAATTTTAACGAAAAATTATATTTTAATTAGGATATGTACTTTTATTCTATTAAGTACGTATCATACTTCATCATCTAATAATTTTGTACAAACAGATTCTGCCACTTGGGGAATTTGAGATTGTACACAACAATTATATCCGCTTTGTACTCCATAAGCTCTAAATTCATTCGCATTATTTTCATCATCAACCGATGATATATAATGAGTCCAAATACCATTATTTTGAAAAGAAGGTATGACAAGTTTCCACTCAACAGCACCATCTGATGTTATCACTTTTTCTAAAATTCCACTTGTATAACCATCTTGATTTGTATTATCAGGATTAATATATGTGACTAATAAAAATAAAGGATTTTCAGGATCTTGTTCAATTACTAGAAGTCCTTCATTATTTATATAATTAAAAGTGGGAGGAACTTGTTGTGTTGGTATTGGTAATGATTTTGTATTACATAACCATTTACCAGAAACGTTTGGAATAGGATATTCTTTTTCATAAAAAAATAATTCCCAGTAGACTGGTGGTATTACCACCTGAGGTAATTTTGTTTCTAAATTGATAATATTTTCAAATATTCCTTTTTGATTTACGAGAATTGTATAATCAGCATTTAATATAGAAAACACAAAAGATGGATCATTTAAATCAGCATTCTGAATATTATAATACATTTTCTTTGCTTCTACATAACCAATATCTTGTTTTGTTTCTTTATTATGAGCGTATATTTGAATCTCTACAACAACATCCTGTTGTTTATATAGAGGACTATTTCGGTTAATTATTGTGGAAGGAATAACATAAGTATAATTAATATCTACACGAAATTCATAAATTTCTGGATTATAATCTTTGAGTGTCATATTATATCGAAAAAATTTGGCATCATTTACAGGACTATCAAAAACATTTACACTTTGATTTTTTGTATCTTTTGCAAATTCTATATATCCATAATATTTTGACGAAGGGATTGACATTTATATTGCATGTTTAGATATTTATATATTTTTCTTTAAATAAAAATGATATTTATTTTTAACTGGATGATGATAAAAAATTTTATTAACTAAATAATTTATTTACAATTTTACAACATGTCTTATTTTCATGATACATCCAAAGAAAATGCCTATTATGAAGCTCTAGAAGAGCAAGAACTACAAGATTATGCTTGGGAAATGGTGAATCACAAAATAAAAAAAGAAGCTGCAGAAAAAGCATCTGCTGAAAAAGAAGAAGCTGAAGCTTTGGAGAAAGAAAGAAAAGAACGGGAAAAAATAGAATTGGAATCTAAATTTCCACAACGTAATTACGTCTATGACGAAATTTCTAAACTAGTAGATGAACATGAGTCACTATGTACCACATTAGTAAAAAATCAAGTTGCTTGTGCTGCTATTTTTGAAGCTCATAGCAATATATTACTATCTTTTCAATTATGGGATTTTTGCGATGATATGTTTGATACTTATCATTTTAAGTGCAAACTAGATTTTTTTCATGGTTACAATTATATATTAATTACATTAGATCAAGGATTTATGAAAAGTGATGAATTAATGAATTTATTAGGTTATACAGAACCTGAAAAAAGAATTACTTTTGTTCCTTCTGAAAAAGACTTATCTAAAAAATATTATGATGTTATCCAAGAAATTAATCGATTATTAACAAAAGCTGACGCTTTTGTTTCCATTAAAGAATTCATTGGAAATAATGATGTTAAAAAACGATTAATTTTTCATTTTTGGAATAACGCAACATGTATTCAAGATGAAAATGCTGATTTTGATGATAATGAAATCATGAAAGATGATTATATTCCACAAGAATATTATTGTGGAAGATATTTGGGATTTATTAATTTTCATCTAGAATGGATTGATCCAACACTATATCGTAAAAAAAATGCACTAGATCCTGAAGATGTACATGCTCCAACACGTGATGCTTTTGTAAAAACACGAGATGAATTCCCTGATATTTTTCAAGAATATGATTATGAAGAAGAAGATGAAGAAGATGATGAAGAAGATGATGAAGAAAATGAAAAATAGTAAAAATATTTTATCTACTAATTTTCCATTGTATAAATTATAAATTAAATTAATTCATTAATACCTTCCATAAAATCTTTTTCAATACTCCATCCTAATGATTTTACTTTTGCATTACTAATATAATAACGCTTATCATTAAATGGTCTGTCTTCAATATAAGTAATATGTTCATCATAATCTGTCGTATTTTTAATTTTTTGAATAAGCATATGTGCAATTTCTTGTACAGTATATTCTTTATCATCATCACTACCAATATTATAAATTTCACCAACTTGTCCTTTTTCCAATATACATTCTAATGCAGAAGCAACATCGCTAGCATGTAAAAATGCGCGTACATTACTTCCATCTCCTTGAATAGTCACTTTTTTATTATCTTTAAGTTGTTCAATAAAAAGGGGAATTAATTTTTCAGGATATTGATTTGGCCCATATACATTATTTCCACGGGTAATAATAATCGGCATCTTAAAAGAATGACGATAAGAACTTGCGATTAATTCAGCTGCTGCTTTGGTAGCAGCATATGGGTTAGTTGGACATAAAATAGATTGTTCATTTTTCTTTTCTTCATTATCGGAAAGTAATGATTCGCCATAAACTTCATCTGTAGAAATATGAATAAATTTTTGGATTTTACCATAACGACGACATGCCTCTAATAATGTATGGGTTCCCTGTATATTATCATGTGTATATTTAAATGAGTCATCAAATGAATCTTGCACATGCGACTGAGCTGCAAAATGAATAACTGTATCAATTTGATAAATATCTAAAATATGATTTAATAGATCAAATGAACATAAGTTTCCTTCAATTAATTTATAATAATCTGAATTTCTTATATATTCTTCTATATTTTCTTTATTTGCACAGTAATACATTGCATCTAAATTATATATATGTACATCAGGATGTTTTTTATGATAATAATTAATAAAATTAGAACCAATAAAACCACATCCTCCAGTGACTAATAAATTTTTTACCATTTTTATATTTTTAAAAAGATAAAAAATTTAATTAATAAATTAATTTATTAATTAATATCTTAATAATTATTTTATTATTTATAGAATATTTAAATTTAAATATAATCTTTTATAT